CATTATGCGAAGCCAGGGATAAGAACCCCTGAGCCGAGAGGCTCACATCGCTCATAGCGTCCTGGGCATCCTGCTGCTATCCGGCACGATGGTTACTCGTGTCGAGAACGCATCCCCCGGCGTCGGCGATGTCGCTGCGCGCCCTCGCTCAATCGCCGTCGCCGGGTCAACTGACGGACTGGTGATCAAGCCTCGCGTGCTGTTGCCGCTGGCATAGGTCGGCGGCATCCGCGTGTCGTCGAAATATCCGTTGTTCACCACGTCCATGCAGAACTCGAACGTCGTGTGCATCCGCGTGACCTGTTGCGTGTAGCACTGGCAGACCATCACCCGCCCATTGTACGTGCCCAGCGGAATCCGCCGCTCAGGAGCCTTGCCGATCAAGTTCGGGTCCGAGCTGGCCGCACACACCGGCCGAGGGAAATCCCTGGGCTTGTTCAAATCGTCATAGCGCGGCGCCGAGGCCACCAGATCGGGCACCCTGGGCGACATATCACCCAGGAACTCATCGGTCGATTTCGGGCCGCTGGAGGCCCTGGGGGCTGCCTGAACAGCATTCCCAGCACCCGGCAGAACCCCCGCTGACGCCTCTGCCGCTTGACTCCTCGCCAGAGCCGCTTCCTTTTCTTCGTTCCCTTGCTGCATCGCGGTCATGATCAGCCCGACGATCACGCCGATCGGGACCAGCATCAGCGCGATGATCAGCGGGATTTTCTTCATGTAGCTGGGCGTGATCGGCTTGTGCGTGTGCACCGTCGACGACTTGTAGACGCCGAAATACGCCTTATCCAGCGTGACTTTCTCTTCCTGCGCCTGCTTGAAGTTGCTGCGCCGCTCAGGGTTGTCGATGCAGAACTCGTACTCATGCCGGAAGATGCCTTTCTCCCGGCCATAGGGCCGAATGAAGTTGATGTGCTTGCCGACCAGCTTGCGCACGGGCGTGCACAGCAAGCTGGGGTGCTGAGTGATCAGGTGAATGTCCAGGCCCTGGTGCCGGTGCGTTTCGAAGCGCGTGACTTTCTCCGGGCGCGCCCTGGTGCCATCGTTGCCGAACACCCGTTGCGCTTCGTCGATCACGATCACCGAGCCGTCAGGCAGGTTGAACCATTCTTCGGGCGTCTCGAACTCGACCCACTTGGACTTGAGCCGATCCAGCTTCATGTCCGGGATGCCGTAGTAGTAGATCGTCCTGGGCGGCAGGTCCGGATTGTCCGGGTCCTTGTGCAGCCGCTTGGTCGGGTCGTCCGGGTCCGGCTGGTGTTCAATGTCGATTTCCCGAATCGCGTTCAGGGTCTTGCCAGCCCCTGGCAGGCCGGTGCGCAGATAGAGCATATCGGTCCCCTCCTCGCTTACTTCGGCCCGGTCCAGCGCATGCCGGACTTGCCGCCAGACTTGTCCATACCCCACAGCACGGCGCGGGCGATGTACGCGGAGAACAGGATGTTGATGCAAACGTCCACTTGCAGAAGCCCCAGGACCTGGAGCCACTGCGCAGGCACGCCGCCGAGACTGCTGAACACGTAGTCCTTGGCCTGATCCATCACCGCCTTGACGCCAACGAAGGCAACAGCGGTGAACCCCAAGCCGCGCAGCAGCTTCCAACCCAGCGGGATCAGCGACCAGCCGATGGCCCGCAGTAGTACCCCGATCAATGCCGGCATCAGTTCAACCCCCTCGCAATAATTTCAGCCGCGGCGCGCATGGCGAACGCGACCAGGAGATACCCGAACCACTGGAAGAACGCGCACAGATCGGACGACACGCTACTGAGCGACACCGTCTGAGTACTGCCGAACCAGGGGAACGAGAAGTCAGGAATGACCGGACAGGACTTGGAGAAGCGACCGCTGGTGTCGAGCAGCTTCGACAGGTCATGGGTGTTCTCGCCGGTGGCGGTGATGGGTTCGTACTCAGGCCCGGAAAACTCGCCGGCCAGCGTGTTTTTCAGGTCCTGAATCTTCTTGTCATCGACCGTGCGGAACTCTTCATCCGCGCAGCGGGCGGCCTTTTCCTGGCGAACGATGGCGCACTGGATTGCGTCGCCGTTGCACTGAATCGCAACCTTGCAGTCGCCGTCGCCGGAGATCGAGGAGCCGCTGCCGCATTTGTTCGGGTCCTTGGCCGGATCGCACTGCCCGTCTCCCCCGCCATCGCCACCGCCACCCGTGCCGCCGCCATCGCCATCACCACCGCCAGTTCCACCGTTTCCGTCTCCGCCGCCGGTACCACCGTCACCGCCGCCCGTTCCGCCATCACCGCCACCGCCTGTACCGCCGCCGCCATCGCCACCACCAGTACCACCGCCATCACCACCAGGGTCTTTCGGGTCGGTCGGGTCCGTGGGATCGGTCGGCGTCTTCACGCACGTGGTGCCGGACCAGCTGTAGCCCTTCGGACAGCCCGGGTCATTCGGGTCCGAAGGCGGGTCGGTCACCGGCGGTTGATTCGGTTCGCTGAGCGAAGGGCCGGTGCCGCCCAGGTTGCCGGAGTCTGCTGAACAGTTCTGGCCGTTGCTCTTGAGCGTGTAGTTGCAGAACCCCTCAGTTGTAGAGCCTGGAGTGCGATAACAGGATGTTGGCCGAGAACTATCCGCCTCATAGGCGCAGCCACTCAAACAGCCAGACGGCGGAGAACTAGGAACCGTGTTCTTCCCATTAATCACGATAATCGGATAGCTCGAACTACGAAATAAGTTAGGCGTACCAACTTCGCACTCCTTAGGCGGCTCCTTGCAAACTCCCGCAGCCGAATCATATTCAGCCCCTGGCTGGCACGAATCGCCTCTTCGAGAAATGACTCCAATATTTCCAGATTGCGCACTTCCAGACGCATTCGTGCCGCGCGCAAAGCAATCAAATACCGTGTCATTTCTTCGCACAGGCTCAACAGATTTGATCCAGTTAGTTGTCGGCTTGTAATAATCGAACACAACAGCGCACGCCGATGACGGTGAACCGTAGCTCCCCCCGGCGACAGCAGAAGGCGATGCCACAACCCAATAAAACTGTTCTGCATTAGCGCCCCGAGCAAAGAATAGCGATGGCAATAAGCACACCATAAAAAGCGATATCCTCAGGACTGATATACATTTCTTAATCCTCATTTATCCTTTCTCCGGGCAATAAAAAAGCCGGGGCGGAGTGACCGCCACCGGCTTGACTGAGGGTCGATTAGGTCCCTGCGCGCATGGCTTTCTTGGCAGCGCCAATCAGGGCCACCAAGCCGAACATGGCGCCGGTCACAGCTGCCGCCGCAGCCAGACCGCCCGCGATATAGGCCAGGGCCTTGGTAGTGTCGATATCGCCCTCAGCGGCCATCGAGAGGCCGGACGTCATCAGCAACGAGCCACCGATAACGGCTTCACGCTTGCCCAGGGAGAACAGTTGTTTCATCGGACTTACTCCTAGTGTGGAATTGATGTGCGCATCTTCTTAAACACCCAGACCGCGACAAACAACGTCAACAGCCCGCCGGTGATTTGAGCTTTCTGCGCAATTGTCATTGCAGGAGTCAAGAACTCCCGCATTTCCTGGACCGTAAAAGTCTTCATTTGACCCTGACAGATAGTTGAACCATCTTCCCTGGCCAGCCAAACACCGTCACAGCCCAAAAAATTCATGCTTATCCCCTACCCGTCCTTTTTCGCCGAAAAAGGCCGGGACCCTTAAGCGGCTTTCTCCTGGGCGGCTTGAAGTTTCAACGGCATGCCGTCACCTGATAGCCAATAATCGAATCCAGCGTTACCGGACTTACTCGCCCAGGCCTGGATAAATACCGGGACGGACACAGTTTTGCCCTTCTCCATCTTCCAGACATTATTAAGCCCGCCATCCATGTGCCGCTTCGAAATGCGGACTTGAATAACCTTGGTTTCCGGCATGCCGAACTTATTGGTTTGCTCAACCTGGACGAGCACCGAGTGTTCAACAATCTGCGAAGGACCGTTGGCGGTATTGACGTTGCGAGTATCGGAGTAATAGCCCTGGCACAGGCCGATGAGAGCGAGCATATGATTTACCTCAGGGGTTCAACTTGTGGGCTTGTGCCCGGTTCACGAAATGCCCATGCGGGCGGCGTCACGCTCCGGCCGCGCCGGAACGTCTTGAAGTCTCGGTTGATGCGCTGCCGGCGAACGGCCTCTGCGGCCTGTTCCTGGACGACTCGGCGCATGACCAGGTCCAGGACCTGGCGCACCAGGTGCTCGTCATCGAGCAGGCGGGAAATGTCCTGCTCCAGGTCGAAACGAAGGTGCTGATGGGTCGCCTTATCCATCGCTGCGCACCCACACGCCCAGGGCGTGAATGAGGGTTGCGGCACCGGCGAGCAGCGCGAGGGCTTCGAGAGTCGGCGCGAGCATCACGCGGCCTCCACGGTCGGCTCGACGTACCAGTCGGGGTACTGCGCCGAGAAATCCACCTCCAGCAACCGCAGGATCGGCACCACGTTGCGGGTGTTGTCGTACTCACTCAGGTTCTGGAGCATCGCCTTGGAAATGCCGGCCGCCTGTAGGTCACGCACGTGGTTGTAGAAACTGGCGCGATTCATCGACGCCATGGTCTCTTCCCACCCGTAGTCCTTAAGGCTGCGATATGTACGGAACAGGTTCCGGGCGTAGGCATCGCTGGGCTTGCCCGGCACGAACACAGCAGGGATGATCGCTCCCGTTGCCTTGTCGGCGCGGGCCTTGGTCCACCTGCCCTTCCCTACTTTCGTGTACTTCTCGATCAGTGCGGCCAGCACTTTGTCATCGTCGATTCGCTTCATGGTCATACCCTCAAAGGCCGCGAACAGCTCAGCAGTTACCGCTCTCCAACACTCCTGAATGAAACAGCGCTCCTGGTCACGAAGCGCCTCCTGGTAGTCACATAGCTCCCACAGGTTCGTCGGCAGATTCCGCCGCTCCAACCAGCGATGCATGACGGTCGCCTCGAGGCGAAGAAGAAGCCGCGCGAACTCCTGGAGCCGAGGGTCCTGCATGACCCGCAGCGTCCGCGCAGCAGAAAGGCTCGACATGGGCATGTGCCGCTCGCGCTTGTGCAGCTTCCAGGCGCGGACATGAGCGTTATCCAGGTCCTGGCGCGGTTCCGGATCGACCGTGGCACCGCGAGCAGCCTTGAGAATTTCGTCCAACTGACGCCGGAACTCTGGCCCCTTCAGATACGCCTTGATCTTGCGCAGACGCCCCTCTTTCGAACCCCAGTAGGCCGTGGTCTCGTAGTCGTCACCCCGGTTGCGGGTCTGGCCATTGCTGACCCCGCGCATGAACTGGATGACCTGGAGGGCGGTCTGTTCATTCGGCATGCGTGCCGAGAACGTGCAGTCCAGGGCGTAGACCTCAATCGACAGCACATCGAGCTTCGAATACAGGTCCGGATAGGTGCCAGCCAGCCACTTCAACATGACCTCAGCCCCCATGCGGATTGAGGTCGGCCCGAAGACGTTGTGCCCCTGGAGCAGCTTGGCCGGAGACGCTTTCAGCTCCACACCAGGATCAAGGCGCTTGCCCAGGGACTGATGGAACACCTTGAAGGCCATGGGCGTGTAGCTCGACGGCAGCGACTCCCAGGCATGGGAAAGCCCCTCCACGTCGTACCCCTCCCCGTCCTCACGCCTGAGCACGCCGCCCGAAGACCGCATGCGCACCCCCAACGACTCCAGGTCAACGACCAGGGTCGGGGACTCGGGCCGACCAATCATCTGGACGTGCTCCGAGCGGAAGCGGATGAACATGTGGATTCGGTCGAGCATCGGATGCATGCACACACATAACATTTGGCGCGAATGTAGACGTACACACGCACACACGTCAACACTAATAACCTGCACACATGCATATTTGGAAGGTGCGAACGATGAGACGAGACATGCCTACGAACATCCGACTGACCCAAGCAGAACAAGAGGCGCTGCGGAAAAAAGCCGTCGAAATCAACAAGGAACTGGTCAAGAGGGGCATGCAGCCGATGAAGGACTCAGAGCTGGTTCATGCCTTCCTGGAGCGCGTCATTACGTCGCTGGAGGTCGGAGCCTCGGGCGCGATTGTCCAGCGCGAAGACTGATCAGAAAGTGGTCAGAAATTCTAACCGTTAGACAAGAGTCCACCATTAGAGTAGGTGGACCCGGCTCCCGCCGGGCACAGCAAAAGCCAAAGCCAAAAGCCGCCCCGAAAGCTCAGCTTCGCGGAAGAGCTCGATGACCTACGGTCACCCCTGCGGGGCATCGCTTCGCTCGTCATCGCACTCCGCTTTCGGGGCGGCAAAATCCTGAAACCCCACTGCCGAGGGACAGCCCGTAAACACCAAGGGCTCTGCCCTTGTCATCCCGCTCTTGCCGCCGAGGGCTCGGGAGGCAGGGGAGATAAAGCTTCCCCTCCCTCCCTTGCGGAGGCTGTTGGCCGAGGTGGGTTCAAGGGTTCGCTCCGCCCGGGACTCCGTTTGTCACCGCAAGCGCTGACAAGCCGGGGTCGCGGCCCTTGACCTGCCGGGGCTTCCGAAGGGGCCTGCTGACACGCAAAAGCAAAAAGCCCCTCGGGGTTCACCTGAGGGGCTTTCGTCGATCCTGGGGCCGTTGTGGCCTCGCATAATGGGCATTACGTGTAAATGCTCGCCCGGCGCGGGGCGATTTTCCGGGCTTCGCATTCGGCCTGCGGCCGCCGCAGGTAACGTAACGCCGAGGTCATTATGCGAAGCCAGGG